ACTGACATGACATCTGATGAACGTGCTGCTGTGGTAACTGCTTCTAACGCAGCAACAGCAACACGCAATAGAACGGAGCGGACTAGGCGGTTGGCTACTTGTGATTGGGTAGTGACTAAAGCGTTAGAGTCTAGCGGCTCTGTGCCTTCTGATTGGGCAACGTATAGAACTGCGCTGAGAAACATCACTGCTCACAGTAACTGGCCTAATCTGGCAAGCCCAGATATGGACGGCAACGGTGGCGATTGGCCTGTTGAGCCTAGCTAATGAATATAAATGATCGCGTTTTAGTTTTAGAAAAGGACGTTATAGCTTTGCAAACAGAAGTTAGAATCCAGTTTAAAGAAGTTTTTACTCGGATCAAACGTCTTGAAGCTGTTCTTATAGCTACGTCTGGCGCTACTATTATTATGTTATTAACTATCCTTAGTAGGATGGGGTAAGCATGTGGTCCATGTTTTTGTTCTTGTACTTTATCTTGGGATGGGATCAGACCGCACTCCTGTAAAGTCTCAACTTTATTTTAAGCGAGTAGATGTTTGTAATTGGTATGCTCAAGAATTAGTAAGGCGCTTTGGATACCCTCAGACAAAAGATTATGGAACTGCTTATTGTATTCCCCAGCAGGTAAATCCTAATGAGGTAATGGTTTATGATTGATCCTGTCACTGCATTTGCTGCTGCTAACGCTGCCTTTAAAGGTATCAAAATGCTGGTTGGTGCTGGCCGTGAGATACAGGATATATCTCAACAGCTTGGCTCTTGGTATGGCGCCGTTGCAGACATACAAAAAGCTGAGTCCCAGCGTAAGAACCCTACTTGGTTAGATAAGACTACTCACGGTACTGAGAACATAGAACAAGAAGCTATGGATATTGTCATCCGTAAGAAGACTTTGATGGAGAGGGAAAAAGAAATTAAGTTTATGCTTAACATGAGATTTGGCCCAGCTACATACGATGATATGTTACAGATGCGTAGACAAATACGCAAAGAACGAGAAGAAACTGTGTACGCTTCAATGGAAGCCAAAAGACAAATAGCTAACAACGCTGCTATAGGTGGCCTGTCTTTAGGTATCATTGTAGTTATAGGTGGTGGGATTTATTTTTTAATGTCAGTGATGTGAAGGAGTAAGTAATGACTATCGCGTTTGAAAAAATACTAGAGTACAAAATACTTCCGCGTTTTATGATGCTAGTAATGACTATAGTTTATGTGCGTTGCATAGAGTGGGCATTATCTATGCCTGATATATCTACACAGCAGGCTGGTTTAATTTCTGTAGTTACTGGCGCAATGACAGGAGCGTTTGCCGTATGGCTTTCGCATGAAAAATGATATTCGGTGGTATAATTTCTGCGGTCAGTGGACTAGCTAGTAGTTACATTGATGGTAAGACAGCAGTGCAGAAAGCTAACGCTGAGATAGCCCTAAAGAAAGCTACTTCTGAAACTGATTGGGAACAGTCAGCTATAGAGGCCAGCAAAGATTCTTGGAAGGATGAGCTATGGACAGTAGTATTTGTACTTATACTTTTACTTAACTTCGTTCCTTCTATGCAAGCAGTTATGGCAGAGGGATTTGCTAATCTTGAGACCACCCCAATGTGGGTGCAATGGGGTATGTATTGCAGCATAGCGGCATCGTTTGGGATTAGAACAATTAGAGGATTTAAAAAGTGACATATGAACTAGGCAAACGCAGTGTGCAAAAGTTAAGAACTGTAGATAAAAGACTGCAAAAGATTGTGCGTCACGCTATCTCTGTAACTAAACAAGACTTCTCTGTAATCTGTGGCATTCGTACTAAGGCAGAGCAGCGTTCTCTCGTTGCATCTGGTGCATCGCAAACTATGAATAGCAAACACTTAGATGGTTTGGCTGTTGATCTTATGGCATACAGTGGCGGCGGTCGTTGGGAACTTAATCTATATGATGAGATAGCTGATGCTATGAAGGACGGAGCCAAACAAGAAGGCATAGCGTTACGTTGGGGTGCAGCTTGGCATATTAATTCTATCGGTGAGTGGCCTCAAACATCAGAGGAAGCAATGAATGCTTACATAGATTTGCGTAGATCACAGGGTCGTAGACCGTTTATAGATGCACCGCATTTTGAATTGATTGTGTAATAAAAAGAGCGGCAATGCCAATGGAGTAAACACTGCCGCCCAAGGGGGAAGAACATAGAACTAGGGAGAACACAGCCCTATGCGGGTGACTCATGATACCGCATAATACTGTATGATTCAATCCTATATGTGCTTCCACCAATCCTCTGGAATATTTTTCTGTTCTGGTTCTTTGTAGTCTGTGGGTTCTAGCTTGTAAGCATAGAGTCCATTGCCTTCGTATCGTCTTGATACAGTACGGAAACCAAACTTCTTCTTGCGTAAGTCTCGCAGAGCAGCACTTGCACTAGCCTCTGGTGCACCTGTTGCATTGCTTAACTCAGATAGCGTAACCCAATCATTCTCCTCCATGTATTGTTTTACTTTCTGTAACTGTGGCATGAGCCTGTTGAAATCACGCTCATGCACATAGTCATCTCCATCAAAGTGTGGCTCGTTGCCCATTAGAACGGAGGTATCTCATCGTCAAAGTCTATCTCTGGCACCTTGGCTTTGTCAAAACTTTGAGGCTGCTGCTGTTGGCTCTCTGATAGGGCGAGAGACATATAGTTGCCACCATCTTTGGCACGTTTCCAACCTGCTAGTTTTAGATTGGTATTATCTACTGGCCCTGAGTAATCAGGCGCTTTCTCATTGCCCTTCTTATCGTTCTCAAACATAACACCTAGCTTTTGATACACCTCAATGATCTTCATGCCAGCTTTTGTCTGGTCTGCTACAAGTATGATCTTACTATCGTTGCCATCGTTGTTTAGCTTGCCTTGTAGTATCATGCGCTGCGTATCAAATGGTTTGAATGCTGCACCTGAGTTAGTGTTGTCGTATTCTGCCATGCTTTTGGCTCCTGTATTACCAGCTATTGCCAGCGGTTTTGTTGCCGCTATCTGCGGCGTACTTGTTGCCATCCATCTTTCCAAGGAAGACGTCAGCGTTAAACCCTAAGTGTGATAGGGCTTTGGTCAGGCCGTCAGTGACAGCCATCTTCGGTGCATCCTCGGCAAGTCTGCCCTTGGCTGCATCAAAGAACTTACGGCACCCAGTGAAGGGGCCGAATGCGTTAATCAATTCACCGTGCCATACCTGTACGTCTGCAACTACAGCCTTGTCGCCGTTGGATAGATCAATGAATCTTGTCTGGTTAATCCAGCCCCACCCTTTACCGATGGGGCCAAACTCTTCAGTAGCAGAGCGTATCTGATACATAGGATCAATGGCTGTAAATGATCGTGCGCCAAAGCTCACTTGCTTTAGGAACTTAGGATCTGATTGCTCAACCCTGTTCCATATCTCTAAGTTATTTATTTGTTTTATAGACATACTTTTTATTCCTCCCCATTACGCAGTGTGTTGATACCAATATTGTAGACACACTCTTTGTAGAATGCTTCTACCTCGTCCATATTTTTTATGTCACGAAGACGCTCAGTTACATAGCGTAGGTTAACAGCGCCTTCACGCTTTTGATTAAGTTCTGCTTGTGCTTTATTTTTAGCTTCTTCTAAAGATAACTCAAACTCTCTGGTAGCTTCTTTAACTTTACTCATTTCAATATCATTTTGTTTACGTGCATCAGCTACAATCTCATCCCACTTGGGCCATAATTTATTATCAGAACCGTGGCATCCATAGCCATAGGTGTGACCCAGTGGTCCCTTGCCGTGGCTCTTTACCCATAGTTTAATATCATTTGATTCCCACATTTTTGTATCTGGAATACGCTTCGGAAAGAAACCACTATCCATGTATCTATATAGAGTTCCTGCACCAATACCGCACATTGCCATTACTGCTTGCTTTTTCATTTTCATACCGCATTCTCCTTGCGTGTTGATATTCTAAGTGACCCGCGCTTGTCTCTGCGTATAGTTAACAAGTCGCAGTACACCTCCCGTTCGTTATCTCCCACCATTTGCTTGAGACTTTTCTTCGCTGACTCAAACGATTTGGCATAGGCTTCGTTGCCAATGTAGTCGTGAGCTATAGATGTAAAGTGATTGTCGCCATTGGCATCACGCTTAATCATATCATCCACAGGTATGCTATCTATCTTCATGGTCGCTGGCTGATCGTAACCAAGCGGCTCTGTATCTGTATCTACATGCGACCAGAACTGTTTGATCGCAGTCATCATCAGGTTAAAGTATGACTCGCTCCATGCAACGTGGGAACACTCCCACTTGTTGTTGCCAAAGAAGGCAGAAAGGAAGC